GCAGATGTCTTTTGACCTACAAATAAAACATTCTGAGGAACTGCATATATTTGGTTGTCATCACCACGAATACTTGCATTAATTCTCGGCTCGCTCATGCTAATTTCCTCTATTTGTTATTTTTGTTTGCTTATCTATGAGATTTTCTACAAGACCAACTTGCAATAATTCTGATTCTTTTTTATCGATTCTTGTATTTTTTTTCGCGTCATTTGTAGCAGAAATGCAACAATCAACTTCTGAATCCTTGAATCTCCTAAACCAATATGGATCGATGGGGACATCATTATCATCACATTCCAAAGGTACGACATCTCCAACTTGATAATTTTTAAAAATTTTGTTTATTCTAAATTGTATTTTTTTCATTTTATTGCTCTTGTGAATTTAATAAAACATTAACAGATAAATCTACAATATCCATATCTGTATCCTTATTTAAAAATCTAAGCTGTACCTCTTGGAATGCTGTATTTACTTCTGGCGGTATGGCATCAGGTTGCCCGATATCTGAAACTGCCTCAAACTTGTATTCATGTATATATAAACTCTGATGATCTGCAACTATTCCATGTCCAAAAGTCGTTGTCTGACTCCATACTGGCAACTTAAGCCCAGTGGGGAAATATGATCTCAACAAAGATGCCCACAAATAAATAGCTACATCTTCTGCCAAATCCCGTGTATCACCAGCAGATGTGCTAGGAGACGGGAAAAACACATGTACTGCAAATTGATTGATTAATCTTTGCCTTAATCTATCGCCAGCAGAAATAACTTGTGTTGCGTCAGTTTCAATATTTCTGTCTTTAGTAACAGATACATCTCCTAAAATTACAAAAGCCCATAATTTATTGCCATTATTTTTATTTTGTGTATAACTATCAAGCGCCCTTTGCGGTGTAGCAGCTCTAGAAACCCTTGTATTATATCTACATTTAATGTCCCCAGTGGTTTCCATAAAATCTAATGTATCTATCAGCGGATAAGAAAATTTTGTCTCATCAATCACTGTTATTATATGCAATCCATTAAATCCCGCGTATCTATCTTCATTTAACACGATATTACCAGTCGCCGGCGTATTCGGTGTTCCAGATACTTTAAAATTAAATTCATTTCTATAAGTAGGAGAATAAACTACAAAATCACCATTATATTCTTGTTGATCTGCCCCTGAAATATTTGTTTTTTGCGGCCAATAATTATAAGTTAAGTCATGCATAAATTGCGTTTTTGCAGTCGCTATTTCCCCTTCACGATCCAAAGAAATAATAGGATTTTTAATTAAAGCGCCAGTTATATTGACTAAATCTCCTGTTTTTAAATTATGCTTACCGTTACATGTGGCAATAGCTAAGCCAGAATCCTGATAAAGACTATTAATTTGTATTTCATCGCTAAATAAATTAGTGACAATTGGCAAAAGCCTTTTTAATTGATTAACTATTGCCTCAGCTTTCATTTTTGATGCTCTTTTTTAGCTCTGATTCTATAGTCACATAAACATTTCTAGCGTTATTGTTTATAGATCTCAGCAAATAAAGCCTTTTAGCCATTTTTTTGGTCCCTTCTTCCAAAAATTTTGGATATGGCGCCTTAAAATCTTCATTACCTGCACCAAAATTTATTTCAGAAACACCAACCGCCTCAAAATCTATGCTATCTTTAAGCCTTCCAGTCATGTTAGCTGGGGGTTCGCCTGGCCTGCTTGCTATATGCGTCACTCTAGCGCCATTTATAGTTACCCTATATTTTCTACCGCCCTTTGGCTTAAATAATAAATCCTTCACCGCATAATCTTTAAGATAATTGCCAATTTTAAACATGGATTTTTTAAGGCCTCCTTTGGTCATCTCGCCCATGTTTTTAGCGCTTATAATTGCGCTTTTTGTCTTCCCTGTTACAGTAAAAGTAATGGTCATTGTAAATTCACTGGTAAATTATCAGCGCCCCTCAAGGTGGCATTGATAATAATAAATTTATTTTGTTCATTTTGGTTTTGCACATCTATTATTTTGTATCTCTTACTTGCGTACTGCACCCATTTTTGAATATCAACATCTAAACTTTTTTGGTATCTAATCGTAAATCTATGAGTAGATAGCGATATGATATTAGTTCCGTCAAATATTTGTATCCCTTTTATGGTCTCTATCATTGCCCATACTTGCGTAGGTATTGAAAAAATCTCAGTATAATCTACCGATTGACCACTCGGTGGCTGTATTGTTCTATTGAAAATAGTAATTCTTTTATTTAAATCGCCAGAACAAATCTGTAAATTAGTATTCTTTTTAGTTGTACATCCCATAATAAAAAATCTTATATAAAATCGGTTACGGAACAGGATAGCTGGTTAAATCATAAATTTTATTGATACTATAAATTGCCTTAGAAGATGGAGGAATCGCGCTACCAGCATCAGAACAATCGCAATCGCCTCGATTAGCATATAAATAATTTGCATGCATCAGGAGAGCTTGCCGCACATCTTCCGGTATATCTTTTTCTTTCTCTCCATATCCCGCAATAAATTCTATTTTTATTGCTTGTTTCACGCAATCTGTCGATGGGAAACTATTATTTTTCCATGACCAAATGGATGAATAATTCACTTCTTCCGTTATCTGATAAATACTTGGATCAACTGTTGTAAAAACATTATTTATTAGATATTGAAATAATGTTAATTCCTGAAATTTAGACCTCTTCAGTAACAAATAACAATTAAAATATTCTCTAAATGTCCTGTATTTTGTGTTTATTAAAGTCCTTCCTGTATATTTTTCGAAATATCTTGCGACAGATAGAATAATTAATTTCAACATTGCTTCTGTCTGATTATCGCACTCATCTAACGATAGAAAATTCTTCAATTCGCTGATAGAGATAGGCATTCTAACGGGCGGCTCTATCACAATGTATGGGCTATAAATTTGATCCATTATCTAACCACATCTTGCGTTATAATCGTTGTTTTAAAGCAATTATCATTGAAATATAGTGTTGCTTCTTTTACTGTTCCATCGTTAAACTTAATTTGCAGGCCGATAGGGTAGCTATCTTCATCTAATGTTAAATCAGAGCTAGACGCAACAACTCTAACATTAGGAGAATCGTTTCCCATATCAGGCAAAACAGTAATACCATCCGTTAAATCCTTATAAACAATGGCATCATCATTATCATCAAGCGCATCTTGCTTAATCGTGAAAATAATTTCTTGCGCATCATTTAATTCTGCTTCAGCAAGCCTTACTCCGTTTGCCATAACCTTGAAATCCAAATTAAGTGAGTCCCCGCGCTTAATAATAAATTTTTCTGAATCAGGGCAACTACAATCATAGTTAGTTATTTCAGCGTCAATATTTGCGCTAAAATCTAGCATTATTTCCGCATTAGCAATTAAACCGCCGGTAACTAAAGCAACTGTCATTGTTTAGCTACCATAAAACTAAGCATGCTGGTGCCAGAATAGGTAGCAGTCATGATGTAGGACGCTATGACATCGTTATCACTTCCAACGCTATCAGCATTATTGTATGTTCTAATTCGACATGTTAACAAGTTGCCCAGACCATCATAATTGGTTTGGTCTATGCTTTGATTTTCCTGGCAAAGACCCAAAATTAAATCAATTTTATCTGATAATTGCTGATTACCAGCTTGGCTTAAAACGCCATATAATTTATTTGATCCGCCATCACTTGCGACATAATAAATATCAGAATCAAATAAAGATAAATCAAGGCCGAATTTATAAAATCCGCCGCCAAGCTCTGCAATACTGGGTGGCGTCACGTTAGAATTGTCAGAAACTTTTTTAAATGTACTTAAAGTTAGGGACAAACCAGTCTTAGCATCATTATTAAAGTTTAAAGTGTATATTTTCGATGCCATTATTTATTTTTATCCGCCATTATCATTTTTTTTTTATATTTAATATTATATTGTTTTGCAACGCCACGCTTTATAAGATCATTTGCGAATTCATCCGGTAAATCATAGATAGTATTTGGCTGCAAAGCTTTAATAGGGGCAACCATGGGGTTAACATAAAAAAATTCCATTTTTTTTACATCACTATTCATTTTTATCTTCATATAATACCTTTAAAAATGGGGCAAAATTCGCCCCTAGATTTTTAAGCATTCACATCGGTTGGATTTGCTCTTGGAGAACCTAACATCGCGATCACCCCAAAAACAGCAGAACCAGTATTATTACTTGGCGTCACGGTATATCGTACATAACGTTTATCACCAGCATAGCCAATCCTGCGACATTTAGAACCAGTAGTATCACTGTCGAATTTAAACCCTGCTTCTGCTAATGTGCCAATTAAAAACGTATCAGGAACAGCGGCCGCATCTGCCAAAGCAGAATCATCGCCTTCTGCTATCGTGACGGCAAAAGTAGCATCAGCATCAGCGATAGCCCCGATATTGGTAATAAATTCCAATCCAGAATATCCTTGAGTATCTATAATTGCAGATACCTGAGCAGTATTATCAGAAACAGCCGCCGGAGCGATTGCCTGAGTTAAATAAATTTGATTGTGCAAATCAATTAACATTTTATAATTCTCCTAATAGATATTTATTAAAATTAAGAAGTAGCAATTTTCATTTTCTTGATAGCTTCAGAAATATAAACATTACCGCCAGTTCTCTTTAAAAACATGAATCTTATAATACCCTTGTCGAACTCGGTTGTGTCATCTCGTTTGGCTAACATTTGCATGTTATCTACGATTCTATAACCACGATAAAAATCACCGTATAAAATTGGGAAGTCATTGGCAGCAATATCTGGCAAATCAGGCGCCAAAACATATGGCTCACCCAAAATAGTAGAAGGATTGGCAGTAGATAAATAGGGAGTCCACAACGGCAAACCATCATCAGATACAATCTTTCGCACAGCACCTAAAGATTTTCGATTAAGCATAAACATTGGGTTATATCCAACCTTTAAGCTAGATTGCAAATCAACCATGGAATTGTAGTTGATGCCGCCAGAAACACCACTTGGAATATATTCTATATCTGCATTTGATAATATGCCCTGAGGTTGTTTGGCGCCATTTCCGTTTATGAAATAATATCCTTCAAATTGCGCAATGGCTTCCGCGACATCAGCATTAATTTCAGATTCCATGTTGAAAGCAGCATCATTCAACTGTTCGATCGTGCATCGAATTAAAGCAGTCATTTTATTAACTGGAATCTCTAAAAGCTCATATTGCTCTTGAGTTTCAGTCATCGTTCTGCCTTCAGCTGTCCAGTAAACAGTGACATTTTGCCCGCGCAAAGGTAATTGCACAGAACTGCTGCTAGTAGGAGTGACGCGCGCAACTTGGCGAATAGGACTTATTTCAGTGATTTTCTTGCCGATTTCTGTGACATAATCAGGCGGAACTAGATAGCCACCGTCAGGATTAATGTCAGTGCGCAAGTATTTCTTTTCTTCAATATTTAGCTCTTTATCACCAAACTTGATGAATTTTTTAAAAGCCTCTACATGCTCTGCTTTTTCTTTTAATTCTCCAGACGGCATGCGAACTAATAATTTTTCGATGCTTGAAATTTTATCCGCGAATTCAGCCTCAGACTTTCTCTTTGCGGCTAATTCTGAAACAACCTCAGCATTTTTTTCGTCTATTTTTTCAAAAAGCTTTTCAATATTTGCAACCTTTTGTAAGGCATCAGCACTTTTTTGGGCATGAATAGCGTGGAATTCTTTTACTGCCTCCATAATTTCATTGGGAGTTACGACCCTACCTTCAACTTTTAC